ATTGTAAATGGTAACGTGTTTACTCAGGTAGACGGTACACAAGATAATACTGTTACTGGAGCACTTACACAATCTTTTGAAGCAACTTGGGATGTTACAACAACCGGCGCCGCAAATTTAACTGTTGGCGCAGACTTTAATCTCAATACAGCAGGCGGCAACAAATTAACATCGAGCGGCAACATGGATATTTCTGCGGCAAATACCACAGTGTCCGGTGGTAATATTAATTTTAACGGACCTTCTGCCGCAACAGCTAGTTCAGCCACCGCCGCGATTCCTCCAGTACCATTGCTAACTATAGATAATCCAACAGAAGTGGAAGGCGAAATAATAACAAGTATCATGGCACGTATTCCTACAATGGAACCTTACCCGCATCATGAAAATTTAGACGGAACTCTGTTTAAACCCGATGCTACTGACAGAGAAGCTGCCACAGCAATTGCTGTTCCAGATGCATGGAAAAGCTACAGTACTAACACAGATACATTCAAGAAAAATCAAGGATAATACTCATGTCTTTATATAAAAAAATAACACTTCCGGCAGCATCTGCTCAAAATATATCTAAACCTCAGATGTATCGGGGATTTAGTTCTGTTAATAGGAATTCAGAAAATTTTGTACTATATGATTTTGAATTAATCAAACAGGATTTAATAAACCATTTTCACATACGCCAAGGCGAACGGTTAATGCAGCCAAACTTTGGAACCATTATCTGGAGTTTGCTATTTGAACCGCTAACAGAACAATTAAAAGATCTTGTGTTGCAAAACGTCAACGAAGTACTTAATCATGACCCTAGAGTGCAGGCAGAAAACGTATTAATTACGCCATACGACACCGGATTGCAAATAGAAGCTACATTAAAGTATATTCCTTACAATATTCAACAAAATCTTCAGTTAAAATTTGATCAAGCCAACGGTCTACTGACTGCTTAATTAAGTATGCACATAATTTTATTCAATAAATACTGATACTAGGACATAATATGAGCTCAACAGATAGACAAAATAACTTGTTAATATCTCAAGATTGGAAGAAAATTTACCAATCTTTTAAAAATGCAGATTTTCAAAGTTACGATTTTGACAATCTTCGTCGTACGATGATTGATTATATCCGTACGAATTTTCCAGAAGATTTTAACGATTACATAGAGTCCAGCGAATACCTTGCCTTAATTGATCTTATCGCCTATGTAGGCCAAAGTATTGCATTCCGTGTTGACTTAAATGCCCGCGAAAATTTCTTAGAATTAGCAGAACGTAGAGATAGTGTGCTTAGACTAGCACGTATGATTAGCTATAATGCTAGTAGAAATAAAGCAGCCAATGGATTATTAAAATTTAACACTATTAGTACAACAGAAAGTGTATTAGACAGCAATGGAAGAAACATAGCAGGGCAGTATATTACTTGGAACGATACATCAAACCCTACCTGGTATGACCAGTTTATTAAAATAATCAATGCGGCCCTTCCAACAACTCAACAGTATGGGAACCCAGCTGATAGCGGTACCATATATGGAGTTAGTACCGCTCAATATCGATTCAACGCAACAAATACCGACGTTCCTGTATACAGTTTTACAAAACCTGTTGCCGGTAAAAATATGAATTTTGAAATTACCAGCACCACATTCAACGGAAAAACATTTATCTACGAAGAACCTCCAAAAATTGCAAACTCAATTGCTTGCGTTTATAAGGATGATGGGTATGGCGCCGGCAGTGCAGGCACAGGTTTCTTTTTTAATTTTACACAAGGTACATTATCTACTGGTAGCTTTAGCATTTCTCAGCCCAGCAGTAATCAAACAGTTGACGTAGCTACGCAAAATATTAATAATTCCGACGTATGGCTTTACAGTTTAGATCAAACTGGATTAGAAAACAGCTTATGGACACAAGTGCCTTCAACAGTGGGCAACAACATTATCTATAATAATTTAAACAGTAAAATAAAAAATATCTACAGCGTAATTACACGAGCAACAGATGCAATTAGTTTAAGTTTTAGCGACGGCACATTTGGAAATTTGCCACTGGGTAATTTTAGAGTTTATTATAGATCAAGCAACAGTCTAGTTTATACAATTAATCCTACAGATATTAGAAATGTTTCTATAGCAATACCTTATAGATCTGCTCAAGGGACAGAAGAAACGTTAACTATTAGTTTAAATTTACCAACTACAGTTTCAAACTCGACATCGACAGAAACTAATGCTAGTATCAAAGCTAATGCTCCTCAAACATACTATACACAAAATCGTATGATTACTGGAGAAGATTATAATATTAGTCCTCTTAGTGCTACAACACAGGTAGCCAAAGTAAAAGCAATTAATAGAACAAGTAGCGGAATAAGTAGGTATTTTGATCTAATAGATCCAACTGGAAAATATAGCAGTACAAATTTATTTGCAAATGACGGAGTTGTCTACCAAGAAAATTTTACAACAGATACTAATTTTAGTTACATAACTGAAACTGATATTGAAAGTGTTATCAACGGAGATATATATAATATTCTAAATTCTCCAAACTTAAGAAATTTTTATTATTCAAATTATATAAATTTTTTAACAGCAAGTTTAGATATTGTTTGGTATAATAAGACCAGTGATAGTAATAGTTCTACAGGATATGTAGGAGGAGTTGCTGGAACGGCATCGTCGCAACCATACAAAGTAGGAAGTTCTACAGCAACAGATTTAAAATATGTAACTCCCGGCGCATTAATTAAATTTACAGTAGCTAATCCAGCAACACAATATTTTGATACGCTGAATGATAATAATATTGTTACTCCTTTAAACGCCAATGTAAATGTTACTGGAGCTAGTTCTTATATTTGGGCAGAAGTAGTCAAAGTTAATGATGACGGAACTGCTGGCGGTACAGGTATTTTATCTACAGGATTCGGCCCAATCACATTGAATCAGGTTATACCTACCAATGCAGTAGTAAGTCAAATTATACCAGTTTTAATTAGAACTCTAGATACTTCCGTCATTACAACAATGATTGATTTAGTATTTTCAAATCAAAAATTTGGATTGCGATATGGTTATAATACCAAAATTGGCACCATGGCATGGCAAATAGTTTTTGAAACAAATTTAAATGTGTCAGATAAATTTAGTCTTGGCAATCAAGGTGATACTACAAATTTGCAAAAAGATTCTAGTTGGTTATTACTATTTGATACAAACAACGAATACTATACAGTAACAACTCGACAACTTCGATACGTATTTGAAAGTGATAAACAGGTTAATTTTTACTTTGATACCAATACTAAAATATATGATACAGTTTCAACATCTATTATTAAAGATAGCATTACAATATTGGACATCAATACACAGCCTGGCAGTACACTACCGTTAACAACGAATCTCTACTGGGACGTTGTAGGAGAGTATAACGGATTAGACGGGTATGTTGATTCTAAAAAAATTATTATAAGTTTTGCCGACTCGGATAATAACGGAATTGTTGATAATCCTCAGTTATTTTTTGACATTGTTGATCCTGATACTAACACATTAACAAAATTTATTGTTCAACAGAAATACTTAATAAGTCAGGGACAGGAAGATTACAAATACGTTTCTAACGATCCGGTTAATGGTTTAGTCATCATTTTAAATACTGAAAGTGCGGTAGGTTCATTGACGCAATATGCTGATGGACAATATTTTTACTTCATAGATATTAATGTTGTTAAGAAATTAGATTTATTTTCTGGACTTTTAAATCCTACGCTTGATTATAAAGTGTATATAGGGCGAGACAATTTGAGATTTCAATATAAACACGGCGCAGATCATGACAGCAGAATAGATCCAGGTGCTAGCAACATAATTGATATCTATGTATTAACGGTATCATACGATATAGAATTTAGACAGTGGTTGTCGGGTGCAAACATTTTAGAACCGCTGCCGCCTAGCAGTAGCGAATTAAATTCAATGCTAAGTCCTAATTTAAATTTAATTAAATCTGTAAGCGACCAAATCATCTATCATCCAGTAAAATACAAATTGCTGTTTGGTTCAAAAGCAGATATAAATCTACAAGCGTCTTTCAACGTAATGATAAATCCAAACTCCACAGTTTCTACTTCTAATATTACCGCACGTATTTTAACTGCAATAAATCAATTTTTTGCATTAGAAAATTGGAATTTTGGCGATACCTTTTATTTTACAGAATTATCAACTTATGTTATGTCTCAGTTATCTCCTGACATATCAAATTTTGTAATCGTACCAAAACAACTTGGTCAATATTTTGGCAGCTTATTTGAAATAAAATGCCCAAGCGATCAAATATTTGTAAGCTGTGCATCTGCAACTGATATTGTTGTAGTTTCGGGATTGACCTCAGGTAACCTTAAAACAGTAACCGGACAAGCCTTAACAGATGTAACACTAACACAAACTATAACTAGTGCAACGAATGGAGCAACGAATGGCTAAAAACACACCTTTTGGAAACAACGGGCTTAGTGTAAATCTATTGCCAGGTTTTTATCAAACCCCTGCAAATAAAAAGTTCTTACAGGCAACGCTTGATCAATTGTACCAGCCAGGTACCATAACAAAAACTAATGGCTATATTGGTAGAAAAAACAGTAAGGCAACTATCGGAACTGATACATTTGTAGCCGCTCCGGATATTACTCGACAAAATTATCAACTAGAACCTAGTGTTGTTGTTAAAGACGAATTAAACAATGTAAGTTTTTTTAAAGACTATATTGATTACATAAATCAATTAAGTGTATTTGGTGGAGATACTACCAATCATAATAGACTTAATAAGCAAGAATTTTATAGTTGGGATCCCCATATAAATTGGGATAAGTTAACTAACTTTCAGAATTATTACTGGTTGCCTTACGGCCCTACTCCTATAACAATTATAGGTCAACAACGACAAGTAGTGAGCACTTATACAGTTGATTTAGTAGCCGTGGGTGAAGATAATCAGTATGTGTTTACTCCTAATGGACTTACTCCTAATCCTTTTTTAAGATTGTACAGAGGACAAACTTACAAATTTATAATTAATAGCCCTGGTAATCCATTTAGCTTTAAACTATCCAGAGCTCTAGGTAAACTTAATAGATATCAAACAACCTCGATTGATTCTTTTGGTGTAGAACAAGGGACCATCACATTTACTGTTCCTGATAATTCTCCAAATTTAATCTATTACCAAAGTGAATCGGATATCAATGCAGGCGGATCAATTGGTTTATTTGACATCGATGAAAATACATACGTTGATATCGATGCCGATATATTAGGAAAACAAACTTATACACTGCCAGACGGTACACCGTTAAGCAATGGTATGAAAATCAAATTTGAAGGAAATGTAATTCCTTCAACATACTCAACCGGCCTATACTATGTTGACGGTGTCGGCGAATCTATTAAATTGATTTCAGAAAGTATACTTGAAATCATTAGCCCGTACACAATAAATGAATCAGTAAAATTTGATTCTAAACCGTTTGATAACGATCCATTTAGTGACGCTACGGGGTACGCTGGCGTTACAGATTATATTGTAATTAGTCGAGCCAGTAATGATAGAAATCCGTGGAGTCGATATAATCGTTGGTTTCATAAAGATGTAATTACAGCTAGCGCCGCATATAATAAAACTAACGCAGTATTAGATCAGACAGCAAGAGCGATCCGACCAATTATTGAATTCAACGCTAATATTAAATTATTTAATTTTGGAACAACGGCAACAACTGATGTTGATCTGATTGATGATTTTACACTAGACGCATTTTCTATAATAGAAGGCTCTTCAGGATATAATATTGATGGTGTTGATCTTGTAGAAGGCCATATAGTAATGTTTATTGCCGATACAGACCCGTTAGTAAAAAACAAAGTATATCGAGTTACATTTATAGATGTTGCACATGAAAATGGTTCTTTAAACAATCAAATTCATCTAGAAGAAATAGCCGAACCGGTTATTAATCAAACAGTTTTAATTAAATTTGGATTGATTAATCAAAGTTTAATGTATTGGTATAACGGCACTACATGGAAAAAATCACAGCAAAAATTAAATGTAAATCAGTCTCCGTTATTTGATATTGTTGATAATAACGGAGTAAGTTACGGTGACACATCTGTATATAACGGCACAACTTTTTCTGGAACTAAACTATTTTCTTATAAAATTAGCACCACCGGAGCAGTTGATCCTGCACTAGGATTTAAGTTAAGTTATAAAAATGTCGGAAATAT